CGAATAGTAGCTGTTGTATCTCTTGCATTTGTGCAGGACGCCATACAAACGCCATTTGCCCACAAGCGCGTAACGCTGTTAACCATTGCTCTTGGCTTGCTGTTGTCTTGCCTCGTTGCGTCTTAAGCTCGGCAAACACAACCATTGGCTTTAAACCTGTAACCATGTTGCCCGGGTGCACTAGAACCAAATCCGGAAAGCCGCTGTCGCCTTGTGTTGCTGTAGCCCAACTACCGTTAGCACGTTGGCTTGGTAAGTCATGGTGGACTAGCCAACCAAGGTCACGGGCTAGCGCAACAATCGAGTTTTTAAACTCTCGCTCACTAATCAAGTTGGGCGTAAGTTTCATTACGGTTTAAACGCTCGGCGCAATGCTTCGTGCGCCAAATTCAATTCGTCTTGTAAGCGGTCTGCCTCGGCTTGCAGCTCAACAATGCGATTGTTTAACTCCATAACTAACGCTTGCTCGGCAGCCAACTTGCGCGCTATTTCCATGCTGTGTTGTCGTACGTCGCGCAAGTCTTGTGCGTAGCTGTAGTTGGACTTGTACCGGGTCATTTCATTATTCCAATAACTTTGGTAGCGTCGCTTGCCGTAAGCGTTTCTAGTATCACGTCGTTACGGCCAAGTATTTCGTGCAGTTTTTCTAGCAGCTCACCCTCGTCGTATTCGCGGCCCTTGGCTAAGGCTTTAATAAAGTTAATTTGCTTGGCGCTTGCAAAGTTGCCGCTTGGTGCCGCGTCGTTTAGGACGGCTTTAGAGCCGGCAACAGCTCGAGTACGCTCGGGGCGCACTATGTCGCCGTCGTCCTCTTGGCGGGCTAGCACCTCGTTTTTGCTGGCAATGCTTTTGTTAACGCCGAAACCCATATAGCCAAGTGCGCGGCCTAAAGCGCTGGTCATGCCCACCATAAATTCCGAGTTTTTTGTGTATGGTGTTTTGCCCGGGTATGGCTCGGCAGCTGTAGCAATTGCTGGTAGCGCGTCGTCGACGTCGCGGTACACGGTGACGGTGCAGCGGTAAAAGCATGAGCCGTCGGGCATGGTGACTACTTGCGCGTCGGTTTCTTGTATGCGTAAGTTCGGGTATTTCTTTAGTGCTTCCGTTAAACGGGTCGGCACGTCTACGTAATTGTCAATGTTAAACGCCATGTCGGGTTTCCTTTTCTAGTCGGGTCTGTATTTATAGCACACGGGTATTACGCGGTTGGTAGGTCTGCCATTGTCCATAGTTTGTAGTTTTTAACCCAATAACTACCGCCGCTGTTGTCGTCATGCTCGACGTGTTGCCAAGCCAACTCGGCTATTTGCCAACCGTACAGCCAGCCAACCAAGTTGTATGTATCGGGCAGTAAGAGCTGCACAAGCACAAAAGGGCTGTTGGGGTAGCGGTCTATTTCTACGCCCGGCACAATGAGGCTTACGACGTCGTTAGTGCAATCCGTGGTTTTAATTTGGTAAATACTTACGTCGCCAAGTAATGCGTTGTGTTCGGCGCTGCCTAAAAGTGTTACGCCCGGGTGCTCAAGTAGGTAATGGTCGGCAAATACTATTTCGCCTAACGCGCCTATTGCTTCGCGGCCTGCCCTAAATTGTTTGCGCTCGCTCGTAAACGTGCCAGCACACTCTTTGCGTTGTGCTGCAATAAATTTGGCGTAATCCTTTTGGGCTTGGCTAATTGTGCCCGTGTCGGTCACGCGTCGCCGCCTAACGCCTCTATTGCTAGCTCAATGACAAACGCGCGCGGGTCTTCAATACGCACCATGTCGCTATGTAGTGCGCGCAATTCGCCTTTTAGGTGGTATAGGTGCCGGGCGTGTTTGCTTTCGACGTGTGCGGGTTTTACTAACTCGTCCAAAATGGTAAACATTTTGCGGGTTGTTTCGCTAATGCCAATTTCGGGGTATTGCGCTTGGTAATGCTCGTAGTTGCTCATGTCGGGTTGTCTTTCGTGTCGGGTTAGTTTGCTGTTTTCCATGGTAGCCAACCGCTGTTACGCCAAATGGCAACCATGGCTTTTACGTTGGTTTCGGGGTCAAAGAGCTCGGCGCAATCGTCCAAAATGCCTTGGGCTTGTAGCCAGCCAGTAGGCCAGTACGTTGAGGGTTTGCACCAAAAATAGTTAACTTGAAAATAGCCAGCGCTACCGCCGTTTGTGTCTGTGGCGTTAAACGCTTGGTGCGTACAACGGCTTTCGCGGTATGCCACCTTTAGCGCTGTTTCCATTTCGGCTACCGGCAGGCCCTCGAGCGCAAGCAAAGTGCCAACTATTGTGCAGCTGTCCACGTTTACGGTTGTGGTTGGTGCTGGCACGGAATAGGGCACGTACACGGTGCTTGGTATGGTGCTGGCTGGTTGGTCATTAGGCGCGTTTAGAGCGCTTGTAGTGGCCGCAAACCCCAAAAGGGCTGTAACTATGCCTATTACTAATTTGGTGCCTGTAATCATGGTTTTACCTCGCATTGGTAGGGGACGCCCCACGAGCCGCTAGCCAAGGTTTTAAAAGCTAGTTGGGCGTGTAATACCTTGGCGGTATCGGCGTCTCGGAATAGTTGAAACATGGCCTGTTGGCCGTTGTCAAGTGTCGTTATGTAGCACTCGTACAAAAAGGTTTGTAGCTCGTCTGTCATTAGGTACCTCTAGCTTTCCGTCGGTAGTCCAACGGTAGTGCAGGGTGCTACGCGGTTGGTGGATTATCCCCGAACACCAATAGAAACGCGGCTTCGACGGCTTGCGGATTGTCTGCCATAGTTGGCGATATTTCAACGTGGTACCAATCGCCGCCCGGTGCGTTGTGTATTTCGGCCTTGGTGTATTTCGTCCACGATTGACGGTCACAACGCCAACCACGGCCAAAATCTTTTGGAAAGTAATCCAAAATTGCTTGCACACCTAGCGCGTTGGCATTAGCGGCAACCTTGTTAATAAACTCGAGCGACGTTTTGCGTCCTGTTTCTACACCCTTGTTTTTGTCTGCCATGTAGCGCCAGCTTAAATCCATTGCGCGGCCCGTGGCATGTACCGACAAGCTGCCGGGTTTGCCGCGCATGTCGCGTTGGCCCCATGAGCCGTTATCCCACAAACTTTTACCGCTGTACTTAATAGCGCATTTAATCCAAGCATTAGTTCCAGCACGTGGCGCGGGTGCGGCCCCGTCGGCGTTGCCTATGTAATCTCGAGCGCCCGGCACACCCGGCTTGGCTTTAGCAATAGCCATTATTTAGGGGGCTCTTGTTTGCTTTTAAGGCCGTTAGACGCAACAAGGCCCGAAAGGGTGCCAGTAAGAAACACAAGCAACGTGCTAAGTAAGTCAATTAGTTGCGCGTCGGTTGGTGCTTGTTCCATAGGCTGGTCAACAAACAGCACCCCATAGATAAACGCTATTACCGTAAACGTAAAACAAATTGCCATTAGGCGGCCCACAAAAACTATTAGTGCCGCGTGTTGCTGTTCAGGGGTTTTCATTGTCACACGCCGCCTTTGTAAAGCATTGGTAAGTTGTGTTGGTTTTAGAAATTGTGCAGCCACTACAGCCCCAAGCCACTACCGCTACAAGGATTGTGCAGCCGAGTAGGTATTGCCATTTCATTACGCCTCGGGCGTCGGGTCAATCGGTGCCGTAAAGTTTTCTGTTTCGGCATTGTACGTATAGCCAACGCCCGCATAAGTTTTATTGGCATTGTCTATAAACGTTTCTACCCATACGCCCGGGTATCGCTCGGGGTTTTCGGCCAAATATTCGGCAGTTACAACAGCGACATAAACAACAACATTGTTTTCGTCAAGTTGTGCAAAGTATTGCGCGCTCATGCTTTAAACCTTACTAAGACAATGCCGCTACCGCCTGCCGCGTTTCCGCCACCGCCGCCACCTGTGTTTGCTGTGCCTGCAACAGTTCCGCCACCGCCACCGCCAGCACCGCCAGCACCTTGGTTGTCGTCGCTTCGACCGCCACCACCACCGCAATAGCGAGTAGTTAAAGCGGTTTCGCCACGAAACGCCGACGCGTCAAATCCTGCACCGCCAGCACCGCCGCTGTTGTTTGGTGCATTAGCACCAACCGCGGTATAACCACCACCGCCGCCACCACCGTAACCTGTCGCGTTGTTTGTTCCAGCGCCGCCAGCCTTGCCTGTCAAAATGTCAATAGACGCCGCACCGCCAGCACCCGCTGCACCTGTAGAGCCGCCACCACCGCCACCCGAGCTACCTACTCGACCTGCTACAGCTTCAGTACCGCCAGCGCCACCGCCTGCCGCTTGCAAACCTAGAACGGTTGTTGAAGTTGCCGCAATTAAACTTGCGTTACCGCTTTGTGATACTGCACCGCCAGCACCAATACCTATGTAAGCGTTTGCGGCCAAATAAATTGTTTGTTCGCTTGGTGCTGCACCACCGCCACCGCCAGAACGGGCACCGCTGCCACCGCCACCGCCGCCACCAATTGCCAAAATGTCAAATAAGCCAGACTTAGTTACCGTCAAAGTGCCCGACGTTGTAAACGCGAGCATTGTGTAGTTTATGCCGCCAACGGTAATGCTTGACGAGCTGCCGCCTGTTGCTGTTCCATAACTGACACCGCCACCGCTAAAAAAAATAGCAGCACTAGCACTAGTAAAATAAAGCGTGCCACCCCCCCATTGTGCCAACGCTAAAGAGCCAGCGGTAGTAACCGTTGCTGTGCCAGCCGTAATTGTGCAAGTGCCGGCACCAATGTTTTGTATAAAAAGGTTGTCGCCCGCGCTAAATAGCGACGTGTTAACCGTAATGGTTGTTGCGCCTGCCGCATTCATTTGTACGCGCTTGCCAGCGTCGCCAGCGACTAACACGTAGCTAGCGGTTTGTGCGTTAATTGGCACGTTAAACGTCGAGTTAAGTTGGCTGGCCGTGAGCACGGCGCCACTTGCAAAAGGGTACGGGGTTGTTGCCATATTGGTTACTTTATCCTAAAACGGGTTGAGGGTCGGTTATTCCTAAAATTCCGTAAACGGCGTCATTCAAAATAAATTCGTACACAATTACCGTAGGGCTGGTACTAATTAGGACGCTGTGCCCTGTAGCAAAGTTTAGGCGGTGCTCTATGCCCTCTATTGCTAGCTCTTGGGCTAGCTCGCTCGTTGTTAGGCCCGTGGTAAAAGTCTTTTCTATGGTAATGGTATCGCCAATTTCTAGAGTGGCTACCGTGTCGCGTTGGCTGTTGGTTAGCAAGGTAAAGGACGTTTCTACGGACGTGTAACGGGCCTCGGGTTGGCCGTTTAGTAGGTAGTCGGCGGCGTCGTCTATGGCTGTTTGCTCATGTAAAAGGCTGTTGCCAATGTTTGTTGTTTGTATAAAGTACGTGGCAATGCTGCCAGCGTCTATAGCGGTGGCGGTTTTGTCGTCTAGCCCGGTTACTACGGCTCGGTTTATTACTTGGTCGGCTTCAAACGAAATGCCTACGCCCGTGTACTTGAAAGTCCCGGCGGCGCCGTCGTCGTGGAAGTCTGCCGAGCTGCCCGCCAACGTGTTGCCTATTCTGTTTTGAAAAGTTAGGACGCCCGCTCGAGACATAAACAAGCGCCCAAACTCGGCGGTGTCGTTAATTTGGCTTAGGTAGCTAAGTGCGTTGGTACCGGCTGGCACGGTGTAGGCAGCGTCGTGGCCGAGGTTTACGGTGCCTGTAGCAATGTTTCGGGCCGCCAACGGAAACGCCACCTCGGGCAAATTAAGCACCGTCTCTATGCGCTCGCCCGACGTTTCGGGGTCTACGTTGAGCACGTCTAAAACGGTTTGACTTAACAAATAAAATTGGTCGGCACAATATACCTCTACCGTGTCGCTGCCACCAAGCGAAAAGTTGTAGTCGTAGTTAACTACGTAGCCGTTAAAGATAAATTGCGGCGTGTTAGTGCTGTCGTAACGTAGTAGCCGTACCTCGCGCATTGGGGCTAGCCCGGGTAAGGCTTGTGCCGTGTCATAAAATGGGCTATCCGTATTAAACGGATTGAAAACACCGGACGCCAACGTGTCGTCAAGCGTAAAAGTCATGGTGCCAGCGCCGAACGTGTCGCCTTGGTCACGGCGTCCTCGGCGTACATTGACGTTTAGCGCACCGTCTAAAACGCTTGCAAATTCGCCTATACCGTCTAACACGTACTCGGTATTATTGAGCACTCCGCGCGTAGCGTCGTCAAGTGTAAACGCGTTGAGCTGGAAACCTGTCGCTATTTGTAGGTCATAATTGCCCGATTGGACTACAGCAACAGCCATGTTAAGCCACGTTTAATTGCAGCGGGCCAGCGGTACGCGAATACGCCCGCAACGCGTTAACAACGCTTTGCCCTATTTCGGCGCTAGTAGACAACCCGCCAGCCACGTTAATAGTTACGCCGCTACCGCCCATGTTGCCCATTTGCGATAACGGTATTACAGCCTCGGGGCCTGCCTCGCCAATCATGGCAAGCGTTGGCCCGGTCACTATGCCGCCGTCCGCCATTTTAGGTATTGAGCTGCTAATAGTGGAAACAATGCGGTTTACGCGCTCGGTTACTACTACGTCAATGTTTACCGAGCGCTTGAGCTTGGCGGCTATCTCGTCCATTTTGGCCATAAGTTTTGGAGTTAACTTTGTTAGCTCTGCCTCGAGGCCGTTAACAATAAAGGTTGCTTGGTCAACGCCAGCCTTATACCAATTATTGGCGGCTTGTAGTCCTACCTTGTCGGCTGCCCGTTGTGCGGCCTCTACAAGCGCGTTAGTTTCGTCTATAGCGGTTTGCCCGCCCTTAACAAGCTCTAGGGCTATTTCGGCGCCAGCGACGTTGCCAGCGTCCAGCACGTAACCTAATGCGTCTTGGCTTAAACCCATCTCAAGCGCTTTGCCAAGGTTTACGGAATACTCGACAACGCCTTTAACTTGTGTGCGTAGCGCGTCTAAAAAGCCTTTAAAACCGTAATCGCCTGACTCGAGCGCGGCGTTAAAATCTAGGGCACTCTTAACGGCGTCGCTTACCTTGGTAGCAAACCCATCGAATTCGCCTTGGGCCTCGGCCAATTTTTCTTTAGCGGTATCTACAGCTTCGCCTAACTTGTCTTTAAGAGCGGTGGCAAAACTCTCCACCTCTTTTTTAGCGCCCGTAGCGCCGTCTTTAGAATCGTTAAGACCTTTTCTAAGTGCGCCGCCAGAGTCGGCTACGCGCATTGCCTGTTGGGCAGACAAACCGAGCGCCTTGTTATATGCGCCTGTTTCTTGCTCGGCGTCAAACATGCCCGAGCCAATAGCTTGCAAGCCGTTAACAAACAACGAAATAGGGTTAATTAGCTCACCAATTAACTTGCCAAATTTGCCAACTTTGGTTATGGCGTTTGTTGCCGGGGTGGGCATACCTGCAAATGCGTCGTTAATTTTTACTAAGCCGTTAGCAAAATCTGTTGCCGCGGGTAGTAGTTGTTGGCCTAGTTGTATTTGAAAGTTTTTGAACAGCGCGCTTAGGGTGCGTTGCTTGTTAGCGAGGTTGTCGGCTGTCCTAGCAAAGTCGCCTTGCGCGTCGCCTGTCTGTTTGTAGATAGCGGATTGTGCCGCCAAAATTTTTTGTTGTGCTGTTAGCGCACCGCTGCCGTCGTAAATGCCAAGCTTCATTGCCTCGGCTTTTAGGGTGGCGTCGTTAAGCAATACACCAAAACGGCGTAGAGGCTCTGCTTCGCCACGTAGGGCCGCGCCAATGGCCTGTACGGCCTCCTCGGGCGTTGTGTTATTAAACGAGGCTAAGTCAGTAGACAGCGTTACAAAGTCTGTTGTAAACGTGCTTAAATCCTCGCCAGCCAACCCGGCAGCTTTACCGAACGTGCCGAAAGCACCGGCAGCGTCAAGCACCGATTGCTTAGACTGGCCAAGCTCTCGAGCGGCAGTATTGGCAAAGTCTTTAACGCTCTTGGACGCCCGCCCAAAAATTACGTTTACCTTGCTGGTTGCCTCTTCAAAATCTGAGGCCGCTTTAATAGCCGGGGCAATAACTTGGGTAATTGTGCCGATAGCGGCGGCAGCTGGCAGCAATGCGCGCTGCAAAATAAATCCCGCTTTTTGAGTTGTTGTGGTAAGGCTTTTGAATTCGCGTTGAGCGTCGGCAACGCCCTTGCCGCTAAAGCTTGTTAAAATCGGTATGTTAATTGCCACGGGTCACCACCAAATTACGGTTTGTCTGTTGCATAACTTTACCCACAATGCTTAGTAGCTCGGCGGTTACCTCTTCGCGGTTGTTTTCTACAGCTCTGTTAGTAACACGCGGTGCAGTACCAATAGAGGCTTTAGAGTTAAGGCTGCCAATAAAATTGGAATTGCGTATACCGCTAATGCCAATGCCCACGTGGTCATAAATAGCGCCAGCAAAGCTTTTTTGTTGCACGACCATTAGTTGGTATGGCTTGGCACCGTACACAACTTGCCGGGTATAACCGCCTTGGTTAAAATCCACGTATTTTTCGCGAGTAGCTCGAGCACCAACTTTAATACCTAAGCCCTTTTGCACCTCGGATATATCCCAAGCCGCTGCACGGTCACGAATAAGCGAGCCGCGACGCATACCCGACAACGGGGCACCTTGTTTACGCGATTGGCTTTGCACCATGCTTCGCGCGTCTTGCACAATTTGGTCGCCAACGGTTTTAATGTCTTTAGTTACTTGCCGCCTAATTTTGCGGTCTATGTCGTTTAACTCCCTCAACGCCGCTTGCACCCCGTATACGTCTACTTGTCCGGTTATGCCCATAGCGTCGCTACCTTTTTTTGTGTGCCTCTGTCAACACTTTAGCCACCGTCTGCAAGTCTTGTAGCTCAAACGGGATATTAGGCGGCCACCAACCGACAGCTACTAGCACCTCGGCTAGCTGGCGTCTGTAGGTGCCGCTTCGGTAAAACTTGGTTGCTCTTGCTCAACGACCTCAATGTTGACAAGCTGTTTAATGAAGTTGTCAAACTCTGCCGGTACAACAATTTTGTTTAACTTAGACGCCTCAAACGCTAAATAGGCTAAATCCTCTATGCCAATGCCATTAGCCATGTCGGACGCCTTGCGCTTAAATTTCCTCTCCCATGCCACAACAACGTAAAGGTTGGTTGTAACCGTGTAAGTGTTTTCGGGTAGCTCAACTTTTAGGGTTAGCTGCATAACTTGCCTCTTTCGTGTCGGGCCGTGTTGAGGCCGTTATTAGGAAACGTCTACCGAGTACAAGCCGCCTGTAAACGTAATGTCAATGGTTGACAATTCGCCCATGGTGGCGTTAATGACTGGCAAAGACTCTAGGTAGGTGCCGGTCAAAGTAAAGCCCGGGTTAGTCGTCGAGTATGTGCCGGGCGTTGCTGGTGCGGCTGGCGACACAATTACGGTTACTTGGGTACCGACTAGACCGGCCAGCGTTGCGTATGTTTCGCTTGAGGCGTAGCTCATGTAAAGAGTAAGTGTTAACTCGTTGTTTTCAAGGCCAGCCGAGTTGTAGCGGGCCAAGTCACCAAACGCGGTGCTTTCCAATGCTTCAACGGTGCGCGTAAGTGTTGCGGCGGTGCATTGGTCGCGCAAGTTAACCGTTGCGATAATTACGTCCGGGTTGCTTAGGTAAGTTGTTGTGGCCATGGGGTTACTCCTCGTTTGTGTCTATGTCTTTTTTAGCATTTTTTGCGGGCTTAGGTGCGGATACTTTAATAAAGCCGCCAGCGAGCAGCGTTTCGATATTAGCACCGCGCTTTACAGCTAGGTCTAGGTCAAATTCGTCGCCGGGTGTACCTACTCGAGGGCTAACAACGGTGTATTTGCTCATGCTGTGGTACTCGCTTTCAAGTCAATGGTTAAATCATAGGCGGCGTACTCGGCGCCACCGTACACCGCTACTGTTGGGCGGCCGCCAGTAACCGCCACGTTTTTGGCAAGTAGTAAAGCGGCCATATTCATTAGCGAGCGTTGGGCGTCAAGGTTGCCCGGGCCAAGGGTTATAAGTCGTACCGGAAAGGTAATCTCTACGATATTAAAGTTAAACGCCACAAAGCTAGGGGCGTCTATAAACGCGCACGGCGGGTTAATGTTCCGTGGGTCATTAGTGACCGTAAGGCCCGTAATCGTGTTTAGCGTCGTTGTGAGGTTGTCTAGCGCGACGTTAAATAGGTCGGTGTATGCGGGTACGGGCATTAGGCCACCGCGGGGCGGTCAATACCCAACAGCTGTTTAACCATTGGGCTAAAGCCTGTTGAGCCGCCAGTAGTCATACCGTCAAACGACGCGTAATCCATGCCAGCGCTACCACGTTGCCTATACAAAAAGCCTGCATAAGCCACCGTCCCGAGAGTTACCGCGGCGCTCGGTGAGGTCGTCAAGCTGTCAACGTACCCGGCTTGCTGGCGACGCTTGTAACAAACAGCGTTAGCACTTGTGCGGCATTGCGTTAAAAACGTGGCGTCGGCCGCTGTAGCGGTGCCTATGCCTAACCAATCCTCAACTTGGCTGTCGAGCGTTACCCACGTACACGTAGGCGTAGTCGTCAGGGTGCCGGTAGCTGCCACAATCTCGACGTTGGCCGCTGTACGCGCATAAAGCACTTGGTTTTGTATTGGCTGCTGGTAGTCGTAAGTAAAAAAGCCTTGTTCGTCTACGCCCGTAAAATAGTATTGCGGTAAGTCAACGACGGTATAGGTGCCGTTAAAGGTTGCGTCAACGCCGCTAATAACAACGGATTGAGCAACCTCAAGCGGGTCGGCGTTAGTTAGTAATACAACAACCGCGTAATTGTCGGTTAAGTACTTTTGTGTGACCGAGTAAGCGGCCATAATGGCCTACCTTTCGGTTATCAGACGAACTTAACGAACTTGGTGGCGTCTGCCATGAAAGCGGCAGCGTAACCACGGAAAGCAATCGTGCGGCCCAAGGTAGCTGGTACCTCAACGCTAATTGCGCCTTTTTGCTGTTCGTAGAATTCGAAACCAGCGGCAGGGCCAGCAGCGTGTCCCATGAATGAGCCGGGCGCGTTTTTGTCAACAACAAGTACCAAGCCAAGTGGGTTGCCGTTCCACGTTGTTGCAGCGGCGTTGCCAGCAGCGTTTTGGCCCATAAGGTTTGGTGCACCTGTGTATGGAAATACTGGCCTGTCTTGGTTGTCTACCGAGCTGGCCAATGCGGCCCAACTTGCAGGCGTTACAAACATGTGCGTTGGCAGGTAGTTAGAGTTTGCCGAAATTTGGCGGGCGCCCTCGTAAATTGCTGCTACCCAATCTGCACCTTTGTCGGTATCTGCTACCGATGAAGTTTGTGTGATTGCTGCATGGCAAGTGTCTACGGCGTAGTTGTCGGTTGCTTGGCCGTAAGCGATTGCGAGCTGGTTCAAAATAATGTCAATGCTTGATGGGTCTGACCAATCCAAGTCTTGTTCGGACACGGTGACGTATGTTCCAAAACTTAGTTTTGAAACGTCGTTGTTTGAAACTACAACGGTTGACGCGTTGAGCGTGTCAAACTGTGCGGCCTGTTGTGTAACAACTGGTCGAGTTGTAATTACTGGACGGCGGAAAGTTGCGCCAGCTGTTGGCATTGCCCTAGTCCCGATTGCACTAACAAACGGCCTAATTGGGTTTAGCGAGTCGTAGACACTCCCGGTGATGATTTCTGGCAATATGCCCGGGGTGCTTTCCGTGTTAATGAATGGCGCAACACCGGGTGCAGCTTCAACAACTGCTTGCTTAATGTTTGCGTTCATTTGTGCAAAGTCGGCGCCGCCACGTACGTAGCTAGCAATATATTCCGACGTGCTTGGCAAACGCAATTTGCGAGGCTGTGCATAAATGGTTTGCACGGTTGCGGCCTCAATAACGGCTGGTGTTTCTACGGTCTTTTCCATTTCGGTTAACTCCTCGTTTTCGTCTTGTGTATTATTTAACTCTATTTCGTCGGGCTCTTGGTGGATACTCGCCGCGACGCGCTGCACCTTGGCGGCCTCAAATGCGCCATAGGGCAGCAAACTAAGCTCTTGCCAATCGGCCTTAGTTACAACCATGGTGCCAGCCTCGTCAAAACTAAATTCGACGGGCAAAATGCCTACGCTTACGCTGTCCAAAACGCCGTCTTTTGCAAGCTCTAGCGCCTCGTTGCCTAGCGTTGTTTCGCTTATCTTGGCTTCAAACATGACCGTATTTCCGACAAGCTCTCGAGCGGTCACTAAGCCGATTGGGCTAGTGCTGTCATGGTTTAAATACATTTTGGGTTTTTTGCCCTCAAGCGGTAGTGCGCCCATTTCGAAACGTACTTTTTGCCCATCGGATACAACGGCCTCTACGCCATATTCGAGGGCGACACCGGCCAAGGTTCTACGTGGCAGCGCGTCACCTTTAGCGGCGTCTAAATTTAATTCTTGTGGGATTAACCTAAGCATTGTTTACCTCGTTTGCCATGTCCGGCATGTTTTCGGCGCTGTCTTGGTATTGGTTTTCTAAATAGCTTTCAATGTCAAACATAACACCCGTGCCACGTGGAAGTACGTTATCCGCGCTTAGTGTTTCTTGTATGCAATCTATATACGGTTTTACGCCGAACGTGTACAAGTCGCGCGACGCTTCCGAGCTACTGACATAAGAGTAATTGCCAATGCTTACCGAAACTAGGTAGGCGGGGACGTTTGCAATGCGCGCAATTTCTTTTGCTTGATATTCGGCGGCGTCAATGAGCAACATTTTGTCGGGCGTTGCGTTGTTAGGTATTACTTCTACAAATTCGTTTACGGCACACGTGGCCGAGGCATATCTGGCCGAATCGTAGGCCGCGGCCAAATCGCTAAGCTCTTGCGGGCTCATGGGCTCGCCGCCTGTTTGACGCAAAGTAACCGCTGGCTGCAAGCTGCTCGAATTTCTGTTTCGGGCCTGCTCAAGCTTTAACGCGGTATCTACTGACGTTGCGCCGGTATAAATTAAACCTTGAATTGGGCTTAAAAACTGTACGCAATCCTCGTAACGAATTGGTAAGCCTTGAAACAAAATTTGTTTAGACGGGCCAAACCATACGCCAGTACCTTGTGCTTGGTCTTGTGTTGTAATCATTGCGGCGGGTAGACGTGTAAACGCTGCCGGGTATCCGTCGGCGGTGCGCTCGGTTATATACCAAAATGCGCGGCCATAAAAAAACAAGTCGTCAAATGTCCAACTTAAAATAAAGTTGTTTGTTACGCCCTTGTCAATACGTCGTAGCCATGAGCGCGGCGCCTCGGGCACCTTTTCCATTTCGTCGCCGTTCCACATTTCTTTATACATCACAAGCGGCAAACAGCCAACAAGGCTTGCCATTAAATCGCGGCTACGGCTAATAGTTGGGACTTGCATAAAACGGCTACGGTTTACGCCGTCGGTGTACGCAAAAAAATTGCCAATTTGTGAGGCGCCAGCGTTGCTACCGGCAGCGGCTTTAACAACGGTTGCTGGTTCAGGTTTGCGCGTAAAAATAGCCATGCGTTTAGTGTGCCATATTTAGGCGCGGATTGGTGGCACTCGCTGGCGGCGAGCAATCCCCGACGGAAAGCAAGGCCAGCGAGCGCCGAACAAACTTTAGCGGTTAGCGCCCATAATCATTGGTTTACCGACAAGTTGCGGGCGGCTTGCCATGGCCGCGGCCCACACCATACAACGCGCTGCCTCAATAGGGCCCGGGCTACGTGTTGAGGACAAAGCAACGCTTCCGTTGTGTTTAATAAGTACGGCCCGCTCGACGTGTTGCGTTAGTAGTAGCTCGCCGTTGTGTTGTAAACGGTTTTCTACAATCATTGAGCGCACCGCGGCCGTCCATTTAAGTAGCTCACGGTAGCCAACTATGGTGCGGCGACGCTCGAGCGCTGGCGGGCAACTTACCTCTAGCGCGGGGATTATTGCAAGCCTTAGCCCGGGGTTGTTTTCTATTTCTAGGTCAACAAGCCGCCACATTTCGGCAACGCTGTTAGCGGTAAACGCCACGGTTACGTGTGTTTTGTTGCCAGCTTGTACGGCGCGCACGGCGGTATAGCGGGCTTCGTCCGTTGAGCTTTCGATAGCCAACACTCCGCCGGGGGGTGGCGGGGTATCGGTTTTGCAAGCGTCAAACACGCCAATTTCTAGCCAACCCGTTGTTACGGCTTGCCAAAGGTTTACAGACGCGCGTAAAAACGCCGAGCGGTTAGGGCCTAGCGCTTCGCCCTCGATTACGTCTAGGTCAATGAGGCCGCCAGCAAGTGCGGGGTTTGCGTACTCCCATGCCTCGGGCGTCATTGGGTCAAGTTGTGGGCTAGGGCTAAATTCGGCAAAGTACAACGTGGTTTGTTTGCCGCTGTCTATTGCCCTTAAACCTTGGTCACGCCAACGCAATAGCGCGGTACTTTCTTGCGTACCCGCTGTACTGACAAGTAAACACAACGGGTTTTTACGTGCACGTTGAGACGGTAGTAAACCGTCGTCTATGGCGGCCTCGGATATTTGCCAAACCTCGTCGGCTGTGATTAGGTCGGCGCTGTACCCGTGACCGGCTGCCGGGGTAGCTGCTCGAATATGCCACACGCTGCCATTAGGCATTGTTAGCTTTTGGCGGCCGTATGACCACGAAACCTCGGCCCCAAATTTGGCCTCGAGGATTGGCGCCAAATAACTGAATTGCGCGGCTGTCAAATCCAACTTATGGCTAACGCTAATAACTGTTTGCGGCTGGCCTCGGTGCTCGGCCTCTTTAGTAAGCCAATGCCCGATAACCGCGCTACTTAAAAGGCTCTTGCCGTTCTGCCGGGCCACACTTATTAAACCAACACGGTGTAACCATTTGCCAACGTCGTCAAAAGCGGTCAAACCCTTTAGACAATGCAGCTGCCACGCCATAAGCGGTAGCCCAAGCACCCTCTCCGCAAACTCCCCAATCTCAATAGCGCGTGATTGGCTGCCAACGTGCGTAGTTGTTTCTAGTCTCGGTTGATAGCGGCCGGTTAGAGCTGGTTGCGGCTGGTTTCCAAAAAATATAGGAATTAGAGCT